CGGGCAAGCCGCTGGCGGGAGGCGGTGGCCGCCGTGTCGCTGACCCGCGTCGTATGCGCCCCCGGCGGCTTCCAGGACTACCTGGGGGTCAAAACGGACCCGGGGTCCGGGAAGGAGGCGGAGCTCTACGGGCGGGAGGCGGAGCTGACGCTGGCGCTGGACGTGTTCGCCCCCAGGGACGGGGGCGAGAGCGCCTGCCAGACCGCGGCGGAGGCGATCGTGGAAGACCTGGTGTGCCGGGGGGCGGCGGGCCTGCCCGCCCTGGAGGTGCGCACGGGCCGGGTGGAGTTCCTGGAGCGGGACGGCCTGTACCGCCAGGAGGTCGGCTGCGTGTGCAGGGCGTGGCTGGTGGCCCGGGCGGACGAGGACAGCGGGGCCTTTGTGGACTTTGAAGTGAAGGGGAGAAGGATATGAGCGCGGTGACCAAACACGAGAGACCGGGGGTGTATTCCTCCTATGAGACGTCCAGCCTGACGGCCGCGGCGGCGGGCGGCGGCAATGTGGCGGTGGTGGCCGCCCTGGACCAGGCGGACGCCGAGAAAAGCTATCAGTGGACCAGCTACAGCAGGGCGGCGGCGGACGTGGGCGACTGCGTGCTGAGCCGGATGGCCCAGCTGGCCATCCGCAACGGGGCCGGCGTGGTGTACGGCATCCCCGCCGGGGAGGACTACGCCGAGGCGTTCGCTGCGGCGGCGGAGCTGGAGGACGTGAGCGTGGTGGTGTGCGACAGCAGCGACCTCACGGTACAGCAGGCGCTGAAGACCGCGGTGCAGGAGTGCTCCGCCGCCCGGCGGGAACGCATCGCCGTGGTGGGCGGCGCGGCCGGGGAGACGGTGGCCCAGCTGACGGAACGGGCGGCGGGGCTCAACTGCGAGCGGGTGGTGCTGGTGGCCCCCGGCGCCGGCGGGGAGCACGGCGGGGCCATGAGCGCCGCGGCGGTGGCCGGGGCCATCGCCGGCGGGAGCGACCCGGCGCTGCCCCTGGGCGGCGCGCAGCTCTATGGGCTGGGCGAGCTGGAGCAGAGCTACGGCGACGGGGACATCGACCTGCTGGTGCAGGGCGGCGTGACCCCGCTGGAGACGCTGGCGGGGGCGTGCTACGTGGTGCGGGGCGTGACCACCCGGACCAAGAGCGGCGGCGTGGTGGACAGCACCTGGCGGGAGCTGACCACCATCCTGGTGGTGGACGAGGTGATCCCCGGCATCCGCAGCGCCCTGCGCGCCAAGTTCAGCCGGGCCAAGAATACCGCCCAGACCCGGGGAGCCATCCAGACCCAGACGGTGATGGAGCTGGAGAAGCGGGTCAGCCGGGAGATCATCGACAGCTATGAGGATGTGCGGGTGTCCGCCCTGGACAGCGATCCCACGGTGTGCGTGGTGGAGTTCGCCTTCACGGTGGCCCACGGGCTGAACCAGATTTGGCTGTCCGCGCACATCACTGTCTGAGGAGGGAGCTAAATGAGCAGGAGCATCAACACGGGGCTGGGGGCGGCGGGGTTCCCTACCAGCTCCGACATCTGGCTGGAGCTGGACGGGCAGAAGGTGGCGGTGGTGCAGGGCTACAATTGCAAGACCACCCGGACCTCCTACTCCGTGGAGGCGTTCGGCGAGGAGGAGCCGGTGGCCACGGTGCAGGGCCCGAACAACTACGTCATCCAGCTCACCCGGCTGTACGCCACCGACCAGGCCATCGCCGACGGGCTGGACTTCTATCAGCTGAAGGACTTCTCGCTGGTCATCTGCAAGCCGGACCGGAGGGTGATCTACTCCGGCTGCCAGTGGAGCGACATCCAGGAGGATGCCCAGCTGGGCAGGACGGTGGCGGAGAAGCTCACCCTGGTGGCCGGGAAGCGGATGGAGATGGACGCGTAGGATGGACGGGTTTTGGGCCGGGCCCCGCCGGGTGAAGGCGGGCAGAGGGACCACGCTTCGGCTGCTGTCCGCCTATGAGGTGCTGGAGGCCCGGCGGGAGGGCGACGCGCTGGCCCGGGATGGGCGGGAGCGGGCGCTCTGCCGGAACGCCTGCCTGGTGGCCAAGGCGCTGGAACGCAGGGGCAGGCCCGTTTTTGAGGACGGGCAGGCGGCGCTGGACGGGCTGCGGGTGGAGGACATCGCCCGCCTGGCCGATGCCTGGGCCGAGTTCGACCGGGACTGCAACCCCTCGCCGCTGGACGGGGAACAGGAGCTGGACCGGCGAAAAAAAGCCTGGAGCACGCGCGTTATGAGCGCCTTCAGTGGCGCGTGCTCCGCATGTTTGGCGCTCTACCCACCGAGGAGCGGGCGAAACGCATGACCGACCGGGATTACCTGTGGTGCGCCCTCAACCTGGCGCTGGACCAGGAGGAGGAGCTGGCGCGGCTGTGCCCCGACTGCCGCCAGAGGGCGGAGGAGGAGCCGTGCCCCGTGTGCGGCGCGCCCAGGGAGGTCTGGTCGGTGAACGCCGGGTTCGATCGGGCCAGGTATGAGGAACTGAAGGGGGGCGGGGGCGTTGGTCGATAGGCTGGAGGAGCTGCTGGCCTTGCTGGAGGATGAGGACGACGAGGACGAGCGGGAGGATGAGCTGGCGGTGGGGCCGGGGGCGGAGGCCCCCGCCCCGCCCGCTCCGGCAGAGCCGGCACCGGACGAGGATGCTCCTGTGAACGCGGCGCTGCCCCGCCGGGTGCCGGAAGCGGGAGATATCCCGCTGGAGCGGCAGGAGAAGATCCCCGGGACAGGCGGCGCGGTCAGAGATGACGCTGCGGCGGAGAAACCGGCGGGGCCGTGGGACGAGCTGACGGCGGTGGTGACGGGCCGGGATGGGACCGCCCTGCTGCGAAGGCCGGGGGCCGGGGATGTGTCCCTGGCTGAGCTGGCCGGGGCGGGTAGACCGCCGGACGGGACGACAGCACCCATGACCTCGGCGGAGCGGGGGCTGGAGGGGCTGTACCGGCTGACCGTCCGGGCAGACCGCCCCGCCGCCCAGGCTCTCCCGGCGGGACAGGCGGGACATACCTTCCGGGAGGAGGAGCCGGGGCGGGTCCCCGCCCTCACCGTGGAGGAGCTGGACCGGGCCGTGCGCCGGGACAGCCGGAGATACGACGGCGGGATGACGCTATTCTGAGCGCGGAACGCCCGGGAGCAGACGGCTAAGACACGAAGCGGAGTGGACGGCTTGGCGGCCCATAGGGCCGACAAACGGCGCGCGCAGTCGTAGTGGCTTAGACGCCGTTGCGGAGGGTGTGGAGCGTGACAATGATAGGAAGTGAAACGATGATCCTTGCGCCCATGCGGTTCAAAAATTTCGTCTGGCCCCACAACCCCAGGGTGTATTCCATCACCTTTGGGCGAAAGCTGGCGGCGCACAAGATCCCCTTCGGGCGGCACCATATCCAGAGCCTGGGGCAGACCGGGCGGGTGCTGCGGGGGGAGGGGGAGTTCGCGGGGGAACGCGCCTACGATACCTTCAAGGCGCTGGCCACCGTGTTCTATGAGGAGACGCCGGGGGTGCTGGTCCATCCGGTGTGGATGACCACCACGGCGTGGTTCGCGGCCCTGGAGCTGCGGCAGGCCCCCCGCCGGGACTATGTGGCCTACTCCTTCGAGTTCTGGGAGGTGGTCGGCGGCAGCGGGACGGATCGGCTGGCCACCCGGCCCGTCCAGAACGGGGGCGGAGCCGCCGAAAACGCGGAGGAGACGGCCCAGGCCCAGTATCACACGGTGGCCCGGGGGGACACGCTTTGGGAGATCTCCCGCCGGTACGGGGTGAAGCTGAGCCGGATCGTGGAGCTGAACCCCTCCATCCGCAACCCCAACCTGATCTATCCGGGACAGAGGGTGAGGATCACATGATGCGCTGCTGGGTGAGGCTGGGAAATGGCGGGGAGCTGGAGCTGCCCACCGCGATCGGCTGGAAATTCTGCTACGGCACCGACACCCCCTGCGACAGCTTTTTCCTGCGGTGCCTGTGGGAGCGGGGGCAGGAGAAGGAGCTGAGCGCCGCCTGCCGCTTTTACGCCCAGTGGGAGGGCGAGCGGGTGTTCACCGGGGTGGTGGACGAGTACGCGGTCATCTGCGGGGAGGACGGGCTGTACCTGGAGCTGTCCGGCCGGGGGATGGCGGCGCTGCTGCTGGACAACGAATCCATGCCCGCCGAGTACCAGCGGGCGACCAGGGCGGATATCGTAAAGGACCATGTGGCCCCCTATGGCATAGAGGTGGCGGGCGGCGGGAGCCTGCCCGCCGTGACCGGCTTCAACGTGAGCAGCGGGGAGAGCGAGTGGAGCGTGGTGCGGCGGTACGCCTGCTACTACGGCGGGGTGGTCCCCCGGTTCGACCGGCTGGGGCGGCTGGTCCTGGACCCGCCCGGCGATGGGCAGGAGGTCCGCGTGCGGGACGCCGACCCGGTGACGGGCTGGGAATACCGGGAGGAGCGCCACGGGGTGCTCAGCCAGGTGGCGGTGCGGCGGCGGACCTATCAGGGCACCCAGTGGGTGTCCGACCACGCCTTCCAGGCCCAGGGGGGCCGCGCCCGGAAGATCATCACCGTGCCCAACGCCACGGGGAGCACCGCCATGCGGTATACCGCCGACTATCAGCTGCGGGCCGCGCGGCGGGAGCGGGTGCGGATGAGGATCGCCGTGGCGGGGGCGTTTTTGGCCTGGCCGGGGCAGCTGGTGTCGGTGGAGCTGGAGGGCTGCGGGGCCAACGGGCGCTACCGGGCGGCCCAGAGCGAGGTGTCCTGCGACGGCGGGGGGCTGTCCACCACCCTGGTGCTGGGCGAGACAGATGCGATGATCTGAGCGCGGAAGGGAGTTTACATTATGTGGCTGAGCGGGCAGCAAAAACGCCCCGCGGAGCAGGGCGAGGGCCATGTGGGCGTGATCACCATGAGCGGCGGGGAGACGGCGGCGCTGCTGGACTGTGAGCGCCGGGGCCTTCAGGTCTACGCCCCGGCGGGCTATTGCTGGGCCCCCGAGGTGGGCCAGCGGGTGCTGATCATCCAGGGCAAGGGGGAGATCCCCTGCGTGGTGGGGGCGCGCCAGGGGGACGGGACGCCAAAGCAGGCCGGGATACAGGCCGAGCGGGTGACGATCCGGGGGAGCTCGGTGGGCATCAGCGGCCAGAACGGCGTGTCCATCGGAGGCGGCGTGCACCTGAGCGGCGGGGTGAGCATCGACGGCGAGAGCTTGGAGCAGTATATCGCCAGAGTGGTGGGAGAGCTGCTGGGAGGTACGACGGGATGAGCCTGCTGTTAAAGGAGAGAGACTACGCGGCCGACGGGAACGGCGGCGTGGCCGTGGTCACGGGCGCGGAGGCCCTGCTCCATGAGGCGCTGTTCCGGCTCACCGCCCGGCGGGGGAGCTTCCCCTTTTTGCCGGAGCTGGGCAGCCGGATGGAGGAGCTGCGGCGGGAGAAGCCCTCGGCCTGGGATGAGCTGGCCCGGCAGTTCGCCGTGGAGGCGCTGGACGGGCTGGAGGGCGTGACGGTGGCCGGGGCCTCCGCGCGCCGGGAACGGGACGGGCTGATGGTGACGGTGGACCTGCTGTGGCAGGGAGAGCGGCTGTCGGTGACGGCCCAGCTGGAGGGATGAGACGTTGATAACGCTGGAGGAGATCTACCAGGGCCTGGCCTCGGAGTTCCAGGCCCAGACCGGCCAGACCGCCGGGGGCAGCAGTGAGCTGGCGGTACGGTTCTACGCGGTGGCCGCCCAGATCTACAGCCTGTATGTTCAGGCGGAGTGGACCCGGCGGCAATGCTTCCCCCAGACCGCCCAGGGGGAGGATCTGGATAAGCACGCCAAGCTGCGGGGGGTAGCGCGGCGGAAGGCGGTCAAGGCCGTGGGGACGGTGCGGTTCTACCTGGACCAGGCCCGGGAGACGGACACGGAGGTGCCCGCCGGTACGGTGTGCATGACGGCGGGCGCGGTGCGCTTCACCACCGATCGGGACGGCGTGATCCCGGCGGGGGAGACGTACTGCGAGGTGCCCGTGACAGCGGCGGAGGCCGGCGCATCCGGCAACGTGGGCCAGGGCACCATCGTGTATATGGCCCTGCCGCCCATGGGGGTGGCGGCCTGCGCCAACCCCGAGGCCCTGTCCGTGGGACAGGACGAGGAGGGCGACGAGGAGCTGCGGGCGCGGGTGCTGGCCACCTACCAGCGGCTGGCCAACGGCGCCAACAACGCCTTCTACCGCCAGGCGGCCCTGTCCTTCGACGGGGTGGCGGCGGTGACGGTGCTGCCCCGGGACCGGGGAGTGGGCACGGTGGACGTGGTGCCCGCCGCCCAGGGCGGCATGCCCTCCCAGGCGCTGCTGGACGCCCTACAGGCCCACTTCGACAAGGTGCGGGAGATCGCCTGCGACGTGAAGGTGCTCCCGCCCACGGCGGAGACGGTGGACGTGTCCGTCAAGCTGTGGGCCCAGGAGGGCCGGGACTTTGACGCTGTGGCCCGGACGGTGCGGGACCGGCTGGAGGGATGGTTCAACGGGGAGCGGCTGGGCCGGCCCCTTCCCAGGGCGCAGCTCATTTCGCTGATCTACGGCGCGGACGGGGTGGCCAACTGCCGCCTCCTGACGCCGGAGGCCGACCTGCCCCTGAGCAATGTCACGCTGCCGGTGCTGGGGGCGCTGACCATCGAAAACGGGGCCGGTGAGGAGGTGACGGCGTGACGGCGAAGGTCGTGGACTATCTGGTGGAGCTGCTGCGGCCCCTCGGGGTATACGATCTGCGCGCCGGCACCATCAACCGGGGGGAGCTGGCCGCCTACGGGGCGGCGCTGGACGGCGCGGTCGGCGAGCTGGAACACACCGCCCGGGAAATGCACCTGGCCACAGCCGAAGATCTCGGCCTGGAGCGGGTGGAGGCGCTGCTGCCCTACCGTCCGGTCTGCTCCACCGCGGAGCAGCGCCGGGAGGCGCTGGCCGCCCTGCTGCGCATCAGCGGGGACAGTTTTACGCTGGAGGCCGTCAACGACACCCTGAAAGGGTGCGGGCTCAACGCCAGGGCGGAGGAGACGGGCCGGCCCAACTATGTGAAGGTGTATTTCCCCGACGTGGCGGGCATCCCAGAGGGCTTCGATCAGCTGCGGGCCATCATCGAGGAGATCCTGCCCAGCCAGCTGGACATCACCTACATGTTCTGGTACAACACCTGGGCCATGGTGGCGCGGCGCCACCCCACCTTCGGGGACGCCGCCGCCGCGGGGCTGAGCTGGTACGGGCTGGCCATCGAAAACGACGGATATCTGGAGGACATCTGGTGAATGACACCGGCCCCGCAAAAGCGCGGGGCCGGTATAATTAAATTGAAAAAGTTTCACAAAAACTATTGACAAATCGGGGGCGTTATCGTATAGTATAGACAGAAAGGAAAAAGGTGAGTCCAATGTACTAACGTAGAACGCACCGACCTCTTTCTGCGATTGGGAAACGCAAAGTGAAACGAAGCCTCGGCTCGTTCCAAACACGCTTGAGCAAGCGACGGAAGCCAGATCAAGTCTGAAGCCTACCATTGTTTGAGGAAACAGAGAGACAGCAGTTTCAGGCGGAACCCCAACGCAAACCATCCGGAGCGTCCGGAAGAAAGTGAAGGTACAGGCCCTTGGACAGTCAATTCCAGAAGTAGCCCCCAGCCGCAGATGTAGGACGGCTGGGGGCTAGAAGTTTGTCTGGGGGCTTTGTATATAGATCGGCGGGAAATGGGACGAAACCTTATGGAAAAATTAAGGGGCGCGAAGGGGAAAAGGACTTGCAAAATCGGGGCCGGTCTAGTATGATAAACAAGTATACCTGTCATGGGTATCATAAGATATGATCATCCAATGCGCTCTTTGGCAGGTCCCCGCCGACCGGGGCCGCGGCGCGGAAACGATACAGGAGTGGATTCTATGTTTGCGAAGGATATCGGCATCGACCTGGGCACCGCCAGCGTGCTGGTCTATATCAAGGATAAGGGCATCGTGCTGCGGGAGCCGTCGGTGGTGGCGCTGGACAAGAACACCGGCAAGCTGCTCAAGGTGGGCACCGAGGCCCAGCAGATGCTGGGCAAGACGCCGGGCAATATCGTGGCCATCCGGCCCTTGCGGGACGGGGTCATCTCCGACTACGACATGACCGAGCGGATGCTGCGGGAGTTCATCCGCAAGGTGGCCCCCGTCCACCTGTTCAAGCCCCGGGTGGTCATCTGCGTGCCCTCCGGCATCACCGAGG